AAATACCAACTCGCTATTCCTTAAGGACGTTTCAAGTAGCATAAACGATTACAACGGAGGTGGTAACGATGGATTATAAAAAACACACCGTCTCCTACGGAGAATCACTACAAAGTATTTCACAAGATATACTGGGTGACGCTGATAGATGGGTTGAAATCGCCATCTTGAATAATCTTGTTTACCCGTATATCGATGATGAAGGCTCAGCGGAAGGCGTAAAAACGATTGGTGACACACTACTCGTACCGCAGGATGCGAACATGGAGGATATTATACCACAAAACGAGGTTGCTGGAATCTATGAGAAATCACTTGGCCAAGACTTAGATATCTTTGGGGATGAAGACTATATTGAGCTTACGAACATCGAGACAGGAGAAGTGGACATCAATATGTATGGTGACCTTCGTGTCGTTTTTGGTCTTCGAAACTTACGACAGTCTATCCTTATTCGATTAAGCACCCCAATAGGCACTCTGCTTCACCATCCAGAGTTCGGAAGTTCTCTCATAGAGCTTCTGGGCACAAAGGGTACGGTTGAGAAAATTCATAAAGTAAAAGTTGAGCTTGAGCGTTGCATAAGAAGCGACGAACGGGTTGCTGATATTACTTTTGAAACGTTTTATCTTGACGGTGATTTACTAAGAGTTGGGTTCACAGTGACGCCTGTAGGTTTTGACGTTGCTTTTAAAATGAGCTTAAAGCTTGGGGAAGGAGGAATAGTCGAATGGGCTTAAAACTAAAGAAGTTCACTGAGTTGTATTCCGGTATGGTTTCTTGGATTGTAGGAAATACCACGAAGCTTACAGACTTTTCAAAGGGTTCAGCTATACGTAGTTTACTAGAAGCAATTGCCACATCGATAGAGCAAGCTTACTTCAACATGTACCGAAACGTCATGTGGGGGATCGAGAACTCTATCTATGAAGCGTTTAACTTTCGGAAGAAAGATGCTACACCATCGAGTGGAACACTTACACTTATGTTCTCGTATCCGGTAACAGCAGACTTCCTTGTACCAGAGGGTACGCGCTTCGCGTCGATTACTCAGCAGGATGGTTCTACCTTGTATTTCCATACAAGAGAGGATTACAAAGTTCTTGGTGGTTCGATTGAAGCTGACATCGAAGTTTTCTGTACAACGGCTGGTAAGATTGGTAACGTGTCTGCTGATACAATTAAAGTAATGGTAAACCCTATTCGCGAAGTATCAGAAATCACTAACCGAGTAGGGTTCACAACAGGGGCTGAAGAAGAGTCCTCAGCGAGTCGTAAACAGCGGTTTAACCGTTATATCGAAACGCTAGCCCGTGGAACAAAGAAAGCGATTGAGTACGGAGCGAAAGAAGTTGAGGGAGTAGCCGGTGTGTGGGTTGACGATAGCGAGGTTGGACTTGTGAAAGTTTACGTCCATGATGCCAACGGTAACTTGCCTGACTATCTAAAGACAGAAGTTCAAACAGCTCTTGAAAACTACCGTGCTGCTGGAATACCGTGTCTTGTTCTGCCGATTATTAAAGAAGAAATTAAGATTGAACTTGAAGTTTCTGTTCTCCAAGCGTACAACACGACGCTTTTCAGACAGAACTTGCTGGCTAGTCTTTACAGCTATGTAAATAACTTCCCTGTTGCAAAAAGCTTCATCGTATCTGATCTTGTTCAGTACGTAATGAACTATGATGATGTGGCGGTTACGAACTGTAAAGTGCTTAGTCCTACACAAGATATCATAACACCACAACAAGAGATTATCCGAGCGAGTGAGATTAAGCTTACTATTAAAACATAAGGAGGTGAGTGCATGTTCAAGTTTTTGAGTCCTATCTTTAAGCGAAACAAAACACTTGGGGTTTCTCCTCAACATAAAGCCCTAATGGAATCGATAATGGCTCAGCTTAACCAACTGGATGAAGATACCAAGCTAATGAAACTTGAATTAGTTATTCTAACAGCTACAGGCAGATGGCTTGATAGCTGGGGGGAATGGTTTGGTATCCTTCGTACAGAAGGCGAAGAAGATGAGTATTACAGCAAGCGTATCGTAGCTACAACGGTAAAGCCAAAAAGCACGATACCAGCTTTAATTTCGGCAGTTGATGAGGTGGCTAGCTACACGGGTGACCAGACTTCTATTTTTGAACCACACAAGTTCATCGCGCGTCACAATATGTCGAAGTTTAGTGGAACAGACCGATACACTGATGGAGTTTACTGGCGTTCTGGCGTAATTGATTTATTACTCCCCTACGATATTACAGTTGACATACGAAATACAGTTGAGTCCGTAAAGGCTGCTGGTATCCGTGCTACGTTTACCCAGCTTAATAATATTATCATTCCAGATGGTGAAGATGGCTGGACATACGGTGAAATGTTTATTCCTTACGAAGACTATACGCTAATCTTTGAACCGGCTCTTGCGATTGCGCTGAAGGGCGCGGTGTTCTCGATGAACACGCAAGGACAACGTACCCGTTCAGGTAAACAAACCCTTTGGGGAACTTACATGGATTTTGGTTTCGAGCCGTTGATGTTACGAAACTTTGAGCGGTATGCTGGTGAATCGATGGTAATTAATCGAGACGACTTTTCTGTGTTCACACCGGTTCCAACAAGAATTGGTTCAAAGTACTCTGGAAGACAAATGGGTGGCGTTGTATCAGGTGGACTACTTAATCAGTATATCGAGACTAACACCTTTGATCCAACAGCGAAAACAGACCGACAAGGTGACATCGTACACACAGTGTACAACCTCCGACCTGCCACACGATCCCATCATGGTGTCTACTCTGGACGCTTTGGTTTCTCTGGAGCACCAGATGACGGTTGGGTTGATAAACCTTATTATATCGTATGCAATGATGAAGCAGTTTTCTTGTACACAACAGCAAAAAGAGTGTTTCAAGAGACGAACTTAATCACTGAGCTTATGTTGGACAAGGCGAACACTTTTAATAAAAGCTATCGGTCAGGAAGGCAGATATTATTTGCGTCTGATTTACTAACGTTACAAACTGACTTAACAATGTCGAAACAAAAGCGTGAGTTGACGTTCAATGACCCATACCGTTGGGTTGACTTTTTACATGCGCTTCGTGCGAAAGATGAAGAACTTATAAAGGAGCTCATCAATTTAGATAAGCTCGAAACACCTTTAGAAGAACTATTTGAATATGACTCCTCAATCACGGTAAAAGAGATTGAAGACTGGGGCATTAATATTCAAAAACATAAAGAGGTTTCGTTATCTTTCGAAATGACCAGTGGTTACGAAGAGAAAGCGCAAGGAGAGGTTGAAGTCAAGCTCTTAGCGTAAATAGGAGGTTAAACTATGGCAACTACTACGATTAATGGTCACGTCTCACGTGCACTTGATTTCTTTGAACGTAACGATATTTATTTTGCTATTGGCCAACCAGACCCGTGGGATGACGAGAACTATCCGCCAGCCCCAACGATTGAAACACAAGATATCTCAAAGCCGATTGGTTTCAAGAAGGTAGAAAACATCTATATGGTAGTTCCTGATGAGCAAGGAAGTATCGTTTATCGTGACAAGCGCTGGAGAGTTGTTCCAAAAGACCAAGCGATTGCGGAGGGTGCACGCTGGGTATTCATCGAGTGCTTCCTACGATATGACGAACTTCCACTTTCTGACTATCGCCAAATTGGTGTCTACAGTCGACTTAAGGTGAAAGCCGATGTACTAGCAAGTTCAGCTGGAAAAATGAACCTTTTACCAACGGATGTCGAGGACAAAGGTATCCTTGAGATTATTGATAATCGTAAAAAGGTTACTCGTCAAATCGACCAAAAAGAACAACTCACGATAGTTGTTGAATTTTAATCAGTATAAGGAGGTTACCATATGTCATATCAGGATATTAACAAAAACCCTTACTATGATGATTACGATGCTCTTAAAGGGTACAGACAGATTCTAGCTGTGCCAGGACGAGTTGAGCAAGCTCGTGAGTTTACGCAAATCCAAACGATGTTCTTAGACTTCTTAAAGCGTTTAGGTGATACAGTTTTAAAGAATGGTAGCATCGTAGAGGGTTGTGGACTTACTATTCAGGGAACTGATGCTAAAATTGGACGAGGTAAAATTTACTATGATGGTATCGTTTACAACGTTGGTGAGCAAACAGTTAAAATCTCTGGAGTGGGTAGAGAGGTTATCAGCGCTCGTGTTAACGAAAAAGTTATCACAGAAGTTGAAGACCCAACTTTACGTGACCCAGCTCAAGGATACGACAACTACAACCAAGCTGGTTCTCATCGTTTACAAACTTCTATCGAGTTTGTTGTTAACGATGATACAGCGACACCTGTTTACGTTCTTGAAGATGGTGGGTTACTAATTCAAGAAGAAAAACCGCAGTTAGATATCGTGAGTGACCTGTTAGCCCGTCGTACAAACGATGAGTCAGGTAACTATCGTGTAAGCGGTTTAGATATCTACGTTGAACCGTTTGATGCTAATAACGTCCGTTTAACAGTTGAGGCAGGTAAAGCTTACGTATTAGGTTATGAGGTTGTAAAACCAAACCCAGCTAAAATTATACTTCCTAAAGCGATGGATACTCGTGCCGTACTAAACGAGCCGAAAGTATACCGCACTGGAACGCAAACATATAAATTAAACAACGCTCCGGTTAAACAAATTAACCAAGTAGTTGCTCAGGTACAAGTTACTGAAACAATTACGCGTGGAAGTGTGACTGGTGGTGTCGACTACCTTCCGAAGTCTCCTGTTATCTTGATTAGTGAAGTTAAACAAGGTGCTACAGTTTAC